AGGCCGGGCACCCATGAGTATTGCCCGTCTGGTCGGACAGATGGCGGGGCCACGATGTAGCCACCATCTGTGCGCGTATCGACATGCGGAGCTAGTCGGCTAGTGGTGCATCTCCAGCCTTTCCCAGCGGGCTTACGGAAGATATGATGTCGACCTCCGCGCGGCGTTATGGCCGTTGGCGCAGCTGCCAAGTCAAGCTGCTTGTCGGGATCATCCTTAAGCCAAGGGTTAGGTGCGTTCCCGTCTAGCGGGTCAATATCGACGACTAGGAGTCCAGCAGTAGCGATAGCAACGTTTGCATTAGGCCACTGTGCCCACCAGCGCTCGATTTGCTCTTGGTCAACAGTGGCATCGTGGAAACCGTGCTCGGTTAATGGCGTGCTTTTGCCGGGCACGCATGGGAAGACACGGTAGCCCAGCTCGGCGTAGTAGAGAGCGGCGGCTAGTAGATTGGTAGCCGTCATGACTTCCCTCGCAGTTATTCAAACAGAGAGGGGGTGTCAGATTTTTTGTGGGAGTTTGGGGTAAGGCAATGGGGGGAAGCCCATAACCGCTCGCGGTGTTGTTGCCCTCCTGGGGCTGCGCTCTGTGTGCGTTTCACGTTGCCCATGCCACCTCTGAGGTAGCCTGGTCGGAACCACTCGTAGACTTTCCAGCCCTGGGATTCTAGCTCGGCGTGCTCAACGTCGAAGCCGGCTAGGACGATGCGGTATTTGGGATTGTCTCCCCATTTTTTGCACCATTCACGGACAGCTTGCGCGATGGTGTCTGAGTCGGTGAAATAGAGTGCGTTATCTCGATTGGCCTCTGCGGAGTAGGGTGGATCAAGGAATACGCCAGCTGGGGATTTGCCTTGCCGTACTGGAATTGTCCAAGCTGCCCCAGTAGTGCAGACACGCGACCAGTCGCCATGCACGATTCGGACGTGGCGTAGGCGGGCAGACAGCCATTGGAACCACCGGATTAGTTCCGGCATGGTCAGCGGGTGAAATTCGTTGTTTGGCAAATCGGACAGGACGCCCGGCTCGCGCAGCTGTGGTCTGTTTACGCCGCGGCCGTTATCACTTAGAAAAGGTCGACTCTTAGACACACCTAGTTTGATGTTATTCTGTTTCGTAATCCGTCCGCTTGCGGGGTCCACGGTCCACGGGCCTTCTCCATTGAATGCACCGATCTGGACACATACACTCCATAGCCACCAGCCGGCAATCTTGGGGTCGCACCATTCGGGAGTACCAGCGAGCAGTTCCCAGTTTTGCTCAGTTCGCCACTTCAGCACGGCAATCTGCCGTGCGTATTTATCGAGTTCTGTAACGGGCCACGAGGCGTGTCGGGCTATCTCTTCGGGATGATATTGGATCGCCCTCCAGGCGTTCACGACGAACCCGTCTGCGTCGCAAACAGTCTCACTGTGATAAGGTCGATTGCATGGGTGTGGGCGATTGAGCAAGACAGCCCCTGAACCGAAGAAAGGCTCGACGTAATGGGCCACGTCGCCGAGTAGCTCCCAGACTAGCGGCGCGGCCTGGCTCTTGCCGCCGAACCAAGGGAACGGGGCTTTCTGGTAGTTGATCTTTGGCATGGCCACCCTAGAGATAGAGCACGTCCACCGGGCAGGGCTGGGCGCCCAGCCCTGACAACGGCGGAACGTAGCCTGACTGCGCAGGATTAGCGTTGCGTTCTGGCATTATCTCGGATCGCTTGCAGATTGACCAGTTCAGCAACTTCAAATTGCGGCGGAACGCTTCCGGCCATCGGCCGCAAGCGAACGATCGTCGGAAAGTAGCCGCAGCGGCCGTGAAGTTCGGCTAGCAACACGGCAGTAATTGAGGCGAGTCCCGGCGGGTTGATGAGGAGCGGTGTCGTCTGCCATTGTTCAGGCGTGAATGGGATGGTGTCAAACAGTTTGCGGATTTGTTCACCGAACGGCTTGGCGTGGTCAAACTGCGTCGGCACATTGGCAACGCGTTTGACTTTTTTCCCGGTCAGTTCTTGGATTTGGTCCAAGTGGGCCTCCGTGAGCGGATGGCCGAAGTTGATGATAAACATAAACCCTCCTTTCTAGGGTTAGACTGGCGTACAATTTTACTTTCGCCATTCTGGAAAACAAGGTTAGTAGTTAAAATTTCGCGGCGTGTCACCACGGAATCTCATCTTCCGCTTCTTGGCCGATCACGTTGTAACCGAACGGGAAATCGAGCGCATCTGCTGGCCAGTTGTGCTCACTAATGGGTGGCGGAACATCGCCCAGCTCGTAACCGATGATTTGATCGAATTTTTCGCCGGTAATGCGCCGCACAGTGATCGTGCGCGTAGGAGCCAGGCGGCCTGCTCGTGCCAGGAGGACGGCTTTCTCGGCTGTGTCCGGAACTGGCTCGTGCGAGCGTCGCTTCCACCAGGAGATGGCCTTCTGGTGAGCATATCCAGTGTGCTCGAAGCAGACCCATTCGGACTTGTAGGTGTGCCAGCCGACCCGGTAATCGACACGCATTGTCCTTGGAGCATTCTCTGGTGCGCCGCGCTTGTGGTGAACGTTGTAGAACACCTCCTCCACCGTATGCGTTGTCGTCGTGACCTGGCCGGACAGAATGCCGGCATCGCTGGCTTTAGCGTCATGCTTGGTTCGCTGGGGCGGTGGGAACTCATAGCCGCAGTCAGGGCACCGTGCGTATCCTGCGGCCACGACTGACAGGCACTCGGGGCATTCCTTGGCCGGAGCCTGGCCGTTGCCGGTGGTACATTCTTTGACGCGGATTTGATCGACCGGCCCATGTCGCAGAACATTCCCGCCGAAGTCGAGCACGAGGCAATTTTGCTTGCCAGGATGTAAGCGGAACCCTCGGCCAACCATCTGGTAGTAGAGTCCTGGCGACATGGTTGGCCGCAGCAAGACCACGCAATCGACGTTCGGAGCGTCGAAGCCAGTGGTGAGCACGTTGACGTTGCACAGGTACTTCAGCTCGCCAGCTTTGAACTTGGCCAGCAGGGCGTTGCGCTCTTCGATGGGCGTGTCGCCGGTGACGAAGCCACACTGGATGCCGTGTTGGTCTTTGAGCACCTGGACGACGTGTTCACCGTGCTTGATGCCCGACGCGAAGATCAGCACGGCCTGGCGATCTTTGGTGTACTCGACAATCTCTCCGCAGGCAGCCTGCACCAGCTCTGCGGAATCCATCAAAGATTCCACTTCGTCGGCCACGAACTCGCCGTTGCGAACGTGCAGGTTGCTGGTGTCGGCCTTTACCTTGCTGGCCTTAGTGATCAGCTGGCACAGATAGCCTTGGGCGATTAGCTCCCGAACGCTGACTTCGTAGCAGATAGCGTTCAAGAATCCATCCGGCGTACAAATTGGGCCCGTCTTGAGGCGGAACGGTGTAGCAGTAAAACCGACTATCCGCAATTGTGGATTGATGGTACGGGCATCGGCCAGGAATTGCCTGTACATGCCGTCGCCTTCTAGCGGGATAAGATGACATTCATCTACGAGAATCAGGTCAAATGCGCCCAGCTCGTCGGCTCGTTGATAGACCGATTGGATTCCGGCCACGATCACTTGATTGTCAGTATCGCGGCGATTGAGTCCCGCTGAGTAGATGCCGAATTGGACCTCAGGGCAAACCGCACTCAGCTTGTCAGCTGTCTGTTCTAGTAGCTCTTTAACATGGGCCAGGATCAGCACACGGCCTTGCCAGAGTCCGACAGCATCCTTGCAGATGGACGCCATCACTGGCGTTTTGCCACCAGCTGTGGGGATCACGACGCACGGGTTGTCGTTGTGGTTCTGCAAGTAAGAATAAACGGCAGCTTTGGCCTCTTCCTGGTATGGGCGCAGTCTGATCATGACTTCGCTTCCGTCTCCTGGCCTTGGCTAGCAGTTTCGTCGTGAATCGTAAGCGTAGCTTGCACAAGGCGAAAGCCAGTCAGCAGCGATGGCCCGCCCAGCAGCCGGAGGGCTTGGCGCGCGGCGATGCTGGCCTCGTTTGGATTTCTGCGAAAACTGCTTAGGATCAGGTCATTCTTGCTAACCGCAATCCAGCCGTGAATCTCCATCGTGGCTGTCCTCCACTGGGCGCAGCGTGACTAGCACCTTGCCGTCTGGTGACGATACTGCGCACTTTCGGATGTGCAGGTCGACAATCTGGCTGTCGTCGAGATACGCTCCGCCGTGCTGGAGCGCATCGAGCAGGGCTTTAGGCACATTGTCGATGTCGCGCCGTCGGCGATCTGGCGGGTAAACGTCAATTGTTACGGCGATTGGGCCGCGTAGGGGTTCGCAGCCTATGGCTGCGAGAATTGACACGACATGCTGGCGGAATCTGCGGCCTTCGCGGCTTATCAACGTTCTTGGCCCAACGCGTCGCCAGTAAGTGTTGACTGTTGGAGGATAAGGTAGAAGGAGTTGCATGAGCTTCTCTGGAAATATACCATGCCTTGGCTTGCCACTCCTGGGCCTCGCCGGGCCTCACCCAAGCGCGACAGGCACAGCCGCGCCGCGACCAGGCTTGCCCTGACAAACCATGCCTCGACCCGACAGGCCAAGCCGCGACCCGCCAGGCCAGGGCTTGACGGGCCTCACCGGGACCGACCACATGATCGTCTATGTTCAAATCTCAGTCTAACTAAAGACTGCCTCGCCACGACGAACCACGCCACGACACGCCGAAGCTTGCCACGACGGGGCCGGCCCCGCCAGAACAGACCTCGCCTCGGCATATCGCGCCAGAACAAACTATGCAATAATTGCCTAACTATGGCCATTCAAGTGTTTAGACGGGCTTTGGCACAGCCCGCCTAAACTCGCTAAGAATAGCCCCGCCACGACAAGTCTGGCCCGGACGCGCCCGACCTGGACATAACGTGCCCGCCTGGCCGCGCCCGACCTGGACATAACGTGCCCCGCTCAGGCCTACCAGGACCCGACGCGCCACGCCTCGTTTGTTTGCGTATCGTCTCTGCACCATCGCCCAAACAATAAATCGGCCACACCTTGACGCGCCCTGCCCCAGCTAGCCACGCCCGGCCCGGCGCGAGCCTTGCCCAAACATGGCCTGCCGGATCAAGCCTTGCCCAGATATCCCCCATACCCAGACTGGGCGTGCCGTGCCAATTCACACCACGCCCCAACCCGCCGAGGCAGGCTAACGGCCAGCCGTACCTCGCCTTGACCTAACCGGCCCTGTCCAACCTTACCGAGACAAACTGCACCCCTCCTGTCGTCTAAGTAAGCTATGCCCTGACACGCCATAGCTCGACCTGCCAGAACAAGCCCCAACCCGGCTTGCCTCGCCGCACCTGGCCCTGACGATTCAGAATGTTGCAAACTTTTTCCAATCTGACGGCTTGACCTTCAAAATATGCCGTGCTCCGTACCGCACCTCACCATGACACGCAGGGGCCTGACCTGCCATGACCCGACTAGCCTCATCCCGCCGTAACTTGACGAGCCCCGCCTCGGCACTCCATGCCTCACCAAGGCTTGGAACGGCCGGCCTAGCCGCGCCTCGTTCCGTCTATTGCACCTTTAAATGTTCAGGATTACAACTTGGATGCCGCCTAGTTCCGATCTTGCAATCTTCTCCAGGGCAGGTCGGGTGAAAAATTCCATGCCTTGAACTTGCCGCACCAGACCTCGGCCAGTCAGACCAAGACCGTCCGGGGCCTACCATGCCCCGCCAGGCCACGCCCGCCGCGCCGCGCCTCGCTCGGCCAAAACCGTCAGACTGCTACAAATTTGCCTCAACGCGCTGGTGTTGGAGTCTCGCGGCTGACCAGCCGCGAGACTCTGAAAGTCAACGCTTAGTCTTCACAGACCGCAAACGACTCCACCTGGAATCTGCCATATGTCGGCCGAAAGTCTCCAATGCCGATCAATCGGCCGGCGTCGGTCAGCAAGCCGAGCAAGAACTCTCGACTCACATACTCTGGCAGATTGACCTGAAACAAAAAGCTGGCGCTCCAGCCAGCCCGCATGGCAGGGCGGACACGGGTAATTCCGTTCCGCTGAACTTGCACCCTGCATCGGTGCTCGTAATCCCATTCGGTGACCCCCAGGCTAGCAAGTTGGGTCAAGCTGACCACACCAGCCTTGATCAGGTCTTGGGCGGACTTCCGAGGAGATCGCGGGTCTTGTCTAAACTTGGCCGCGCCAATCAGAGACTGGCGTACATACTCGCCAGGGATGCACAATTCATTGTCGTTGTTCCTGTAGACATAGGTTTCGATATTATCGATTTTCTTAGCGGCGGAGCCCTTGGCAGCCTTGGCTTTTGCCTCGACGGCTTCGCAATTCCAGCGGTGGAAGAGCAGGTCAGCATCACCTCGGATGCTAACCTCGGCCCGGTATGGCCGAGATAGCTCAATCGTTTCAGCGGCCCCATTGGTGACTTCTGGGCCAATCGCTGTAGTTCGTGGCATATCACGTCCTCCTGTTCAAAAAAATGTTATCCCCGTTTCCAGGGCGGAACATTAGAGGTTGCCTGCTGCGATTGCACGGCGGGCGGCTCTTTCTTGAAGTAGCCGCGCACCTCGTTTTGCAACTCGCCGGTATCCTCGCGCCTTTTCAGCCTAACCGCGATGATCAACGGAATATTGTGCAATTCCGTTGAGTCCCGCGGAGTCATCACTCCAACTGCCCGACAAATTGCGCTCAATTCGGCGCGGGCGATTTTCACCGTTGTCTCGTTGGCGTTGTGCAGATTTAGCCGTGACCAGACGAGGCGGTTCTTGTATGGCCCTTCCAGGATTTGGAAGGTAAGCTGCAAGTAGTGGCCATTGCCACTCTTAGTCGGCTTCAGCTCTGAATCGGTGATAATCGCCAAATACCTTCCTGCCGGGATAGGTTCCAGATTGCTAGTCGGATCGATTTCATGCGCGTTGAAACCTGTTAGGTCAGCCATTGCTCAGTCCTCCTTTGTTGGGTTGCTGGAAAAAGGACGCGTAAGTATTCCAGTCTAACGGCAGCTCATCGGGCAGGTTGAGGCGATTCTTGGCGACGTGCGATGGCCGTTCTGTCGTGTACAGAACGCGCTCGCCGGTGCCGATGCCTTTAGTCTTTTTGTGGTTGAAGCCCTCCTCGGTTTGCTTGGTATAGACCTTGTAAGTGGCGAACAACACCTCGTCGCACCACTCTTGCACCAGCTGCGAAGCGAGCTTGTGCAGTCTGGGTGTGTAACGGTCGTAACTGTCGACCGCTGGGTCTTCGAACCGTTCGATTTTTGAGTGAGCGATTAGAATGGTCGCCATGCCGCGATCATTGCGTAGGGCGTCCAGACCGGCGAGGAATTCGCGCCATAGTGCCAGGGCGAAAACATAGCCCTTGCCATAGCCCACATCTTCGATACTCTCGATCGCCCGCTGCTGGCAGACTTCGGCCCAGATCAACCGTTCCAACCAGTCGAGCGAATCGACGACGACCGTGCGGTAGGGATGCTGCTCGGTATAGAGAGCACCCAGAGCCTTGATGACGTCCTGATACGACAGGGCAAGCGGAAACTTGTCACACTCGATCTCGCCCAGGCCGTCCTCGGTCTGGACGAACACGGGCCGATCGCTGGAGGCACCGAAAGTGGACTTGCCGACGCCGTGAGTGCCGTAGATCAGCACACGGCGAGGGGCGAAACGCTTACCGCGATGAATTTGTTCTAGCAAGCTCAAGTTCTGCTCCTTGGTTCACATTCGGTTAAATAGGCGAATCTCTTCGTATCCCGTCGGCCATTGGTCAAGCTGACGACAGCGTACCAGCTGGGCTAAGGCTGCTTCGTTGTCGCGCTCTGCGATTGTTAGAACAGTTGGGTCGATTAGCCAAACCCCGCAGCGGTATGGCTCGCGTTTCTCGACGGCGACTAGATAGACTTGGACTTTCTCGCCGATGGTCAGCTCTACAAGAGCACGGTAGAAGGCGAGCTGGTGCAGATATCCGTAAGAGCGGGCGTCGACCTCAAGGTACTTGATACAATCACAGGTCTTGAGGTCGACAATCCCCTTGGCGGGATTAAACCAGTCTAGGCGTGCCTGACAAGGAATGTTGCGATAATCGCAGCGGACAACACCTTCTGGTACTCCTTCGGCAAGCAGCTCACTTGCGATAGGGTGCCGGTGGACAGCAGCGGCCAGCTCCTCGACCAATGCGGCCTGGCTGTCCGTCAAAACGTGCTTGGCTTGCCGCTCGGCCCACTCTTGGTAGGCCTTGCTTCGGCAGTCGTATGGCTTGCCAGTGGTAGGGTTGATAGGCCCGCCGAAGGCATACTGCCTCTGGTAGGCGTCTCGGCCTTCGAGGATCAAAGTATGCGCGGCCCGGCCCACTTGAAAGGCGGGCCGGTCTTCATCGGCGATTAGGCCAAGCTGGCGTTTGCGATAGAGCAATGGGCTCTCGCGGAATTCTGCCAGTGCATGACTGGTCAGGTGCTCCTTGGATTTCGCGTGGTAGACTTCAGCCGATTCTCGTAGGAGAAAGGATTGATTCATAGCGCCACCCCCAGATTCGCGGGGCGGTGCAGGCGCTGGGCGCTCTTGATTCGGACTCTATGGTTAGTTTTGGTGTTGAGCCCCACCCAGCCGCCGCAGAAACTTTCTCCAAGGATGCGGACTGGTACTACTCGGCCGCTGACCTTGGCCATGTACGTTTCGCCGATCTTGATTTCGTTCTTCTTCATGGCGAATCTCCTCATTCGAGGTTGCGATGGTTTGGCTGCCATCATCAGGCGACGGGAGCCACCCGTCGCGACGCCACCGATTGGGTGGCGTTTCGGCTTTATTCAGTGAACCAGCCGACGAATTCTTCCAGTGTGGTGTTCGCTCCGCATCGATCAGCTTCTGTCTCGACAGTCTCCTTTTTCTGTTCCCAGGTTTCCGGTTGCGCAACAATTCTTTCCAGTAGGTCGTAGAAGATGTCCCAGTCTTTCTCGGTCATGGTAAATCTCCTCATTCGGTGTTGTGATAGTTTGAATACCTTCTTCAGGCGGGAACCACCAGTCACGCGACTTTGATAGAAGTTTCAGCAGCCGCAATCGCGGCGGCCACTGCACATTCTGGCGAATCGAAACGTTCTAAGTCTGCGCCGTAACTTGCGGCTCTGTCGATAGTGGCCTGTGGCAGGCCTCTATCGGTAGCAATCCTGCGAGCCTCCGCGGCCCGCCGCCGGCGCTCGTCCCGCCGACCTTCGGAGGAACGATCCCATTCGGGCGTTCGCCCCTCTCGACAGGCCGCGCAAGGCACGCTATCTCTCAGAATTGGCCCCACATCAGCCCAAAGGTTGGTATGAGCGCGCGTCGATGCCGGCCAGCCGGCGAGGCTGACGATTTCCGTTCGACAATGTCCACACTTGCTGATCACCTGGGCAGTTACCAGAGAACTTGCCATGATGTCTCTCCCTTCAATGGTGTGATGGTTTGGCTGCCATCATCAGGCGACGGGAGCCACCCGTCGCGACGCGGGCCAAGCCCGCGTTTCGGCTTTCAGACCTCCACATAGACCAGATTGTTTTCAGTCACCACGCGAAGTCGATTAGCTGGAACCTTAACCCCCTGGCCATCCTGCAAACGGTCAGCACCAAGAATGATAATTCCAGCGTACTCGCCGCTTGCGTCCATCCATGCGCCAGCTTCTTCATCCCATTCCGCGCCTTCCACCTTGTTCTTGGGAGTCCATCCCACCGGCTGGCACCACCGGCTCCCTGGCCAAGCAGAGGAACGATGGCCAACGATCACTTTCAGATTTCGGCGGTTCATTGTAGCTCTCCTTTCGAGATTGTGAATCAATCACTACCACTATTTTTTTACTCTACGGCTGGCTACTTGTCAAGTTTTTTTTGTTATTTTTTTTTTTTTTTTTTTTTTTTAGTCCATTTGTATCTCACCTTCTGCCCGCATGGCAATACTCTCAATCGCGTTAAGCTGCTTGCGAGTCTCGGGATACACGCAGCGCAGGACATGTCGGACTCTTGCTAGGATTACGCCGGCAAGTTGCTTCGCCTCATCGGAGGCGTCGCTGTCCAGGATGCGACGGGCTAGGCCGGCAACCCCAGCGGCGCATGCCTCGACCTCATCCAGCGTTGCAGTCACCCTGCAACACTCCTGGTGCAGGATGGCAGCCAGACTACTTGTGGAATTTTCTGTCATGGCTTCCCTCGTGGTTAACTACACATTCCAATGTAACGTGACTATGCTATCTTGTCAAGTTTTTTTTCTCACTTTTTTGCTTTTTCCATTAATTCTTTTACACAAAGACTTTACGTCAGAAATGGCGAAAAACATTTTTTTCCTTGACTGCAAATCGCCCATCGCCCATACTAGGGATGTGGTCGCCCTGGCCCAGAAAGGAGGTGCTCTATCACAACGGACAGAGAATTGGCAGAGGCGGCACGCCAGCTGGGATACCGGCTGGTCCGCGTCCGTAAGCGCGGACGGCCGCGCAAGCTGTCACCAGAGCAGGCTAGCGAAGTGAAATCCCGCTACCTGCGCGGCGAGCCAGCCGCGATGTTAGCGCGTGAGTTCGGAATCACGCGCCAATCAATTTATAGCTACTTGAGAGGAGAGACTGACGATGCGCATCTCAACGACAGGCTGGGAAGAGGAAGTGTTGATCGTCCCGCTCGTCGACACAGAGAACGAAGAAACAGAGCATGCCGACTCTGAGCCCGTTTCGGTCGAGTCGTAACCGTTGCTTTTCAGCTCCTCTCGGGCACAGCCCGAGAGGAGCCAGCAAAGGGCCGCCCAATGAACGACGACTCTATCTTGATCCCGCCAGGAATGCGCGACTCGCGTGGCCGCCTACGCTGCACAAGGATTTGTGCAGTCTGTGCGAGCGGCTATTTGAAATCGCCGTTCTACAGTATGATTTGGCGATCATCGCGCGTCTTCGCCAATCGCTGGAGCGGCAGTGGTAAGCTGCGAGGCGAGGCGGGATTGCACGCTTTCTGGCGAATTCGCGGCCCACTTAAGCCAGAGGTGCGAGACGAGGCCGTAGTCCACTGCCTGGCCGAGGGGCGGTGTCGTGTCGGCACGCTGGGCTTGCGTGCCGAATGGCTAACAACTCAAAGAGTTCTGCTCCATCCCGACATCTCTGAGGAGCTGCTACAGCTAGTGCAGCTTCGCTATCCAGACGTGACAGTCTGCCGGGCTAAAATCGGCCCATGTAGAATCCTGACTGCCGATGGGAACCTTTATTCTGTTGACGAGGAGGGACTGTTCCACGGGCAAAAGCGGTTCTATGACGGAACCGTCCTTCGATACCGTCATGGCCAACGGCATGGATTGTCACGCCACCATGACGGCTCGATAGAGCGCTGGCACCACGGTAGGCGCCACGGCACCTGGCGATACTTCGACGGGAGAATCGAACGCTACCGTTATGGCGAACGCCACGGGTTATGGATCCTACCGGACGGTAGCCGAATCTGCTACCGCAATGATTTGCGCCACGGCACCTGGCGGCTCGCTGACGGAAGTATTGAGCGATACCGCGATGGCAAACGGCACGGCAAGTGGGTGCTCCCCAATGGCGAAATCGTGATTTATCACGACGGCCAGATTGACCAGAGATACTCTGAAGCAAGGCATCAATGATTAACAACCCTGACTGGCAACATGACTCTATTCTCATCCCGCCAGGGATGAGGGCCGCCAATGACTGCCTTCTCTGCACCCGGATATGCCGGGTGCTATCGGTTGGTATCCTGTTCTCTCCTGTCCGCCTAACTGAATGGACTTGCCACCGCATGGTAGCCGACCGCTTCCCCGATGGTGGGGAACTTCGCAATGAAGCGGGCCTGCACGCGGTCTGGAGATTGCCTGGGGTAGTCCCGAAAGATCCATACTTGGCAGTCCTTCACTGCCTGGCTTCCGGCAGAGTCCGAGTCGGCAACCTTGGACTACGGGCCGAGGTGATGGAGGTGCAGGAGATCGTCCTGCATCACGATGCGCCAGATGCACTTCTGGAGGCTGTTCGGCGTCACTACCCTGTTTGTCGAGTTTACAAGGCACGGAAGCGGAAGCGGATGCTGATGCTGGATGCTGACGGAAGTTATGGGATGACCATGAATGGCAAGTTACATGGCCGCTGGGTCTGGCCGGACGGGAAAGTCGGCCACTACCGAGGCAACTTACAGCATGGTTGCTGGACCTACCCGGATGGTAGAGTCCAGCACTACCGCAACGGTTCGCGGCACGGCCGTTGGGTCTGGCCGGATGGCAGCATCGGCCACTACCACAACGGCTGGCGCCACGGTCGCTGGACATATCCTAGCGGCCGCGTCGAGAAATACAACTACAATCAGCGGCACGGCCGTTGGGTCTGGCCGGATGGCAGCATCGGCCACTACCGCAACGGGAAAAGACACGGCAAATGGATATTTCCCAACGGCGCCGTGATGTATTATGCTGATGACCAACTTGTGAGAAAATGCCATGAAAGTATCACTGCAAAGAGATGAGCTTCTGGCGGCGTGCAAGCTAGCCACGCTAGCGCTCCCTGCTCGGGATGCCAAGCCCGCCCTGCAGAACCTCAAGGTTATTGCCTCTGCCAACGATAACTGCACGCTGATGGCTACCGACCTGGAGCTTGGCCTCCGCCTGGAAGTATCCGGCGTTAAGGTGCACGAAGCCGGCGAGGCGCTGCTACCAGCCAAGCAGCTGACCGATATTCTCCGCGAGAGTACGGATCAAGAACTAACCCTGGATGCGACTACTAGCAATTGCGTAGTCCACGGCCAGTACAGCGAATTCGAGATGCCCGGCGAGGACCCGGCCGACTTTCCCGACGTTCCAGACTTTACGGACAACAAGTATCACGAGCTGACCGCGGACGTGCTCCGCGAAATGATCAACCGTACTGTCTTTGCCGCAGCCAGAGAGTTCCCCCGCCATGCGCTAACTGGCGTTCTCTGGGAACTGGATGACAAGCAGGCCCGCCTGGTCGCTACGGATGGACGCCGCCTGGCTCTGGCCACTGGCACCGCAACGGCTCACGGTGGCCACACCACCAATGGCCAAACGCACATTGTGCCGACCAAAGCTATGAACTTGCTGAAACGCATCCTGCAATCGACCGAAGCGCCAGTCTGCGTCAGTCTGCGCCCCAACGAGGCGTTGTTCAAGACCGAGCGAGCCCTGGTCTATAGCCGGCTAGTCGAGGGCCGCTATCCGAATTACATAGCGATTTTCCCGAGGCTACAGACCGCCAAGGCCCTGCTGGATGTGACGAAGTTCTATGCGGCGGTACGACAGGCTGCAGCCATGGCCGACAAGGAAAGTCGGCGTATACAGTTGCGCCTTATGAGGGACAAGGTGACTTTGCAAGCCGAAGCGGCCACGTTAGGACGGTCAAAAGTGGAATTGCCTTTGCAATACGACGGCAAAGAGATAAAAGTCAACCTCGACCCGCTCTTTCTCACCGACATGCTGCGCGTTCTGCCGCCTGATACTAACCTGACACTAGAGCAGGAGCTAGCCTCAGCACCTGTCTTATTCCGTGCCGGGCTAAACTACTCTTACGTGATTATGCCGATGACGTGATTATTGATGTGCATTTAGCCAGCGTTGCTCAGCCTGCGCCATAGCCTCTAGAGCCTTTCGCAGGCTCTCCAAGTCGGCCCCTTTGTCGTACTCTTCTCTGAGCCAGTACAGGGTAGCCAGCCTCCATTCTGGCCACCCTGTCACCGCCGGTTTCCTCTCAATTGGCCAGCCATACTCCGAGCAGGCGCGAACCAGGAATCGGTTCAGTCCCTTTGCATAGTAGTCAGGGTGCCCATCAATCCAGGGCAAGCGGCCCAGACTAGCAGGGGCCAGTGAGTACAGGTAGTCGTCTACTCGTGTCTCCTGGGCTAGCAGAATCTGCCGTGCTCTTTGTCGCACCTCCGGATCAGGCGAGCCCAAGCATTGGTAGAGCCACTGCGGGACGCAAGGGGCGATCGTGCTCAGCACTGCTGAGGCATGTTCCCTGCGCTGGTACTCCTCGTGGCCGAGATCGGAGAGTGACGCGACGGCCACCAGGTCAAGCAGGAGCAGAGCTTGCCCGATCGCTGAGGCGAGTTCGGCTGTCATGGTACAGCTCCTCAGCCGTACACGGCCTAGATTTGCCGGCTGGGCGCATCTTGCCGCCGCAAGTCTGGCACTTCGGCAACGGTTCGTCTGACCGCAAATCCAATCGCCAACCACAATGCGAGCACATCAGCGGCAAGATAACCATTGTTTTTCTTAAACCCTTCTCTGGTTATGGTCACGATAAACCGTCACCGGCTGCTTATACTGAGCGTAATGCCAGTTTGATGCGCGTCCAAAGATTGCTCGGGCTAGCAATCTGATATGCTGGGGACTTGCCAGCTCTCTCTCTCGCTCCAGCTCGTCCGCCCAATTCTTCACGAGTTCAGCGCAAGCCCTACGCTCTTCCAGGATCGCTTGGGCAATCTCTTTAGATTTTTTTTCCATAGGGAATCACCAGTCCTTTTTCGAGGAGAATATCAGCCAGTGATACACCCTGGTCGTTCCGAAGCTCCATCAAGGCTCGCCCGTACTTGTCTCGCCCGAATAGCTGCACCAAACACGGCTTCTCTGGTAGCAGGTCGGACAAGGCTTTCTTTGCCTTCTCGCCATCGACACTACTAGGGCCGTGCAGCTCGGGGGCATTGATTCCGTATAGCCTGGCATGATCACTGATCAACCAGGCGAAACGAATCGTGTCCCCGTCAATTGCTTCCAGGGGCAGGATTGTATAGCTGCCCTTGCGAGGCGGGAAAACCAGCGTCGAGATTACGTTCACTTCTTACAATCCTTATCTTTGCAACAGCAGCAACAACCGCAAGGCGCAGACTTGCACTTGTGCTCACTACTAGCACAACCGCCAAGCAACAATGCTACCAGAATCGTAGCCAAACTCAAGCTCAGTAGGCGCATTATCTAGTTCTCCTTCTTCAAGGTGGCCCAGACGGCTTGGCAAAAGCCCCAGTCGGGCCAGTAGTGCTTTCTTGTGCTTTCTGGCCGGTGGTCTGATTCGGCGACCACACACCGCCAGGAGAATACCACAGACTCGCTTCGGGCCAAGGTTGTAAGAACGGAATCACATCCGAAGCTGGCAATCCACGAATCGGCTCTAAGTCTTGCTCAGTCGGCGTCCAGCCGACCGGCGGCCTGGTGCTCGTCCCTTCTACCGAGACGGACCAGGCAAGCGGATTATAGGTTTTCCACTTATCCTCCGGAATCACAAAAGCTGGGTCAAGAGTATCCTTACGCGGGTAGTTGAAGAACTTGGTAGCTAATGTAGTCAAAATCCCCTGCAAATAAGGCGTCAGCGTCTGCGCGAAACTCAGCGTGGTGTAGTTAGCACGCTCGTTGTCCGCGTGCTCCATCGCTTCCGTGAGCATTAGCAGGCAATTCTGTGTGGCTTCGTACAGAAAACTGTTTACACAGCCAAGCCTGCCATAGAAAGGAACAGGATAAAGGCGGAACATTTGCGGTGCCGGCTTGGCGTGAGTCGCCAAGGGCACCGTCTCCTCCGGCCCGTAGGTCCGGTCAGCGATCCGCTTGCGCGCGATCAGGATCAGACTGTACACCTCCCAAAGACAGTTCTTGCTCGGCGGTGACTCGAACTTGCGATCGTCATAATGCCATAGTAGATGGAACAGCTGGCGACCTGCCACGTCCACCAGCTCCCAGATCGGAATATTGGTGGTGTGCAAGTATTTCCCAGTCTGCGGCACCGCGCATCCTAAAGTGCCCCATACGCCGTTGTTGTACCACGGTGGAGAATCGGAACGGAACGGTGGCGTTTGCAGTTCAAGCGGCGGCATTTTTCGTCTCCATTCCCGAGTAAATCTGGTCCGCAACTGATTCAATTGTGCGGACTACGTTGATTGCGCCAGGGTAGTCTTGGGCCACCTTTTTCATGGCCTCTTCCAGAGCTTTCAATTTGCCGTTAGGTTGTTCTACCGGGACATATTCTCGCTGCCGAGGGGCAGGCTCCGTCACGACAGAGCTAACGGGCGGTTCCGGCCTCTTCGGCTCCTCTGGACTCTTTGACTCTCTGGGCTCCTCCAGACTTTGCTTCCTTCGATAGCGCGAAAGCATCGCTTTGCCAGCCAGAAGAACCAAAGGGGCCAGGTTGCCCGATGCAGCGGCCCCAGCAATCACCGGCAGCCAAGGTAGCCAAGACATCATCCTTGGGGCATTGTCTAACACGGGACCGGCCAGGGCCAGAGAGCCTTGCAGCTGGTCCGCAGCCTTTTCTGCTCGCCTGGCTTGCTCTTTTGTCCGCTCCTCTGTCTCTTGCAACCGTCGATCCAGTCGCTCGCGTCCGTTCTGTATCTCCGCCACGATTGATTGCACGCGCTCCAGCTGCTTGCGGATTTCGCCCCAATCTGCCCCGCCTGGCCTGGTCGGCTCTATTGGCCTCCTCTCTGGTTCTGAACCACCTGGCCTTGGCGGCTCCACCGGCCTAATATTGAACCAGGGAACACACCTTGGCTCCGCAAGGAACCGCCGAATTGCCGCCGCTCCCGCTCCCTCGCTGTACTCAGGCCGATTGAGAAGATTACGGCTAACTGTCCGCGAGATCACACCGGCCAACGAACCGTCGGAGCGAAATAGGCCACCGCCCGAATCGCCACTCTGAGCGATAAAATTGCACTGCACAAACGAACCAGCAAGGCCGACAACTCGGCCAGTCTTGACCTGTGGCCCAGTTCCGCCAGGATAGCCGATTCCCGTTACCTGCTCGCCTGGCGTTGCATCACCAAGAGATAGCGAGACAGGCGATACGCTAGCCTCCGCATCC